CATGAAGTTAGCACCGCCACGCAGCGTAAGCTGGTGAATCTTGTTAGATACCTTTTGAACCTTGTTACCAAGGGTTTGGTACCAAGTTGCCTTGGTGTAGTATCCACCTGCTCCAGCCGTTACTTGATCAACAATACTGTAACTGTTAAGTCCAGTCTTGATGATTTCACGATTGAGGCGTGCTGACCAACGTTACTTATTGATTGCGGGAGCGTTGTTAATAAGCATGTCAAGGATTTCGAGGTCAATTTCCATTGAGACATACTCGCTTAACAGAGCGGTCAGTTCTGCTTCTGCGTCAACCGAGTGGTAGGCGTTCAAGTCTTGTGCGAGTTCGGGGGTCCAAACTGCCTTCAACTTACGGGTCTTGGCCACGATTGGCTCAGAGTTCAGGACCAAGTTAACTTCGGGAATACCGATGTCCTTATTGAGTCCGGTATCAGTCTCGGCAACCTTGCCAAGACGGTCTTCAAAGTCACCACGGCTTGTGTCGGTTGGCTGCAAGCTGTAGTTAACAGATGCAGTTGCGGCAGAAAGCAGAAGGGCGGAAGATGCAGCGGATGCACTGACGACGAATACTGCTTCGGTTCCGTTAAACTTAGTAAACCCGGGGAACCAAGTGACGATTGTATTGCTGATTGGCATGAAGCTTCGAACAGCGTTCAAGTCAGGATACGCACCAAATGAAGTCACAGCATTAGCCGTGAGGTTGGTTGTAGAAATCGTATAAAGATTTCCAGCAGCATACGATGAGGACAAGCTCTGAGCGACGGGGTCGTTCGAGTTACCTGTATCGAAGTTAATATCCGAAAGAGATGCGGATGCCACCGTGATGCTCACACTCGAAGTGTGGTCATTGATGGTATAAGCATAGCGACCCGGACCATAGAGACCACCTACAGGTTGATTGGTAGAACCAAGCTTCCATGAGTTATACAAGTCTCCAGAACCAGATATACCACCGAAGAGCGAGTCTGTCGAGGATGGCTGTGCTTGAAACACGTTTTGGTTTGTGCCATATTTAAAGTCCAGATAGAACACCAGTCCCGAAGGCAGGTTCATTGGCTGGACGGAGACGAACTCCTTGGCAGCGATTTCAGCAAACACGCGGCGGACCAATGGCAGTGCCACACCAGCCCATTGCTCAGAGTTACTCTGAGTTCCGGTCACGGAGGACTCTTCAATCAGTTGTTTTGCTTGGTTCTCAAGCAACACCGACATATTCGACTTCTCAATGTCATTGCGAAGTCCTTCAAGCAATCCAGTCTTTTCCCACTTGGATACAAGACCACGGGTTTCCGCCATTAGGCGTGCCTGAGGGTTCAATGCATTGGTCAACAGTTCTTTTACGTTTTCCATATGAATATTTTTTTCTTTTGATTTTCTCGCACTGAGTTACTTCTTTGGTTCGCTACGAATGCCTGCGAGTTGTTTCATTCGGCTTGCGAACTTGCCTTCGGAGATAATCTCTTTTGGCTTGGTTGATGCGACTACACCAGAAGCGAGACCTTCGGTAATGGCTTGGACGGAAGGAGAAGTGTGAAACTTCTTCTGCACGTTTGAACCACCGAAATTTAATGACTCAGTGATATTGGCGTATGTCAGTTTAACTTCACGAACATTTTTTGCGAGGTCAAACAATTCAACAATACGCATCTTGTGCTCATTGTTCATATTGAATTCCTTAAACAGCTTGTTCGTGTAAAGCAGTTTGGCATTCAACAAATTAACCTCATTAAGTTGTCCTTTAACGTAGCGGATAACTTCTTCCGCTTCGTTTACTTGCTTGCGGAGAATACGATTCTCTTCAAGTGCTCCACCTGGGGTGGATAGATTAGTTTTGGTTGCGTTCTTTGCCTGATTTGGGCGAGAAGCTCCCGATGCTTCCTTGGCAGTTATTCTGGCTTGGTCAGTCTTTGGATAACCAATTTCACTGTTTCCACCAGAACCTCCACCATTTCCACCACCAAATGATGGGGTCGAAAGGTTGTCCTTTGTGGCATTAGTAGCTTTGTTAGGACGATTTGCTCCAGAAGCTTCCTTAGCTACGACCTTTGCTTGGTCGGTGTCAGGATAACCTTCGTCATCGTTAGCTGCGGTTTCAATCTTGGAAGACGAACTTGCGGCAGAAGATGGCTTCTTATTTGGAGACCCACCGGCTTTGCCACTTCCAATTCCAGACGAAGTCAACTTTGTC